CGCCCGCCATAATGGCGATGTTCGGGTCTTTGCGGAGCTCAAGCAAATCGTCGTCAGACATATCCTTCAGGTCAAGCCCCATCGCTTCCGCAACGCCCGGTGTGCGCATCACGTTCTTGAAGGTGTCTTTGGTGAACTGCATGACGCCGACCGCAGAAGACGCAGGAAGCCCCTGCGCGTTGAGTACGGACGTGGGCTTGCCGTAGTCCACTTCTGTTGTGATTGCCGACGTGTCCCGCTTCAAAGAGCGAGAGGTGACGCCTGCTGCGAAACCGCGCTGCTTGAGCTGGTCGACGACTTCTGCGCTCAGGGCTGTATACCCGCCCCAAAACGCGCCGTTCTTATCCTGTCCGAAAGTCTGCGGGACAGCGCTGCGCATATCGAAGCGCATGTACCCCTCGTATTCAGACACGCCAGTGAAGCCCGCGTCTACCATAGCGCCCGCAAGACGCGCCTTATCGGCGGGAGCCATGCCCTCTGTAGAGACGTCAAGGCCGGAAGAACCCGCTGCGGCTGTCACGCCGACCGGAGAACCGAACAGCTGTCCGGCCACGGTAGCCGCCTGCATGACTTCAGAGCGCACGTTACGCGCGTCAAAACCCTGCCCCATAATGAGAGGCTTGAACTTCTCGTCGAGCTTCGGCGCTTTCTTCGACAGCTCGCCACCGTACTCGCGCATAATCGTAGCGCCTAGATACGACACGTTTACCCCAAAGGTGTCCTGCGCACGCGCCATCGCTTCGCTCAGCTCGGGCGTGATGCCTGGATACGCCGCGCCGGGGTTTCCGCGCATGGCGTTTATCCGCGCACGCAGCTCTGCGGGCGGCAACCTGCGATTATCTTTTATAATCTTCTGGTCGCGCACTGCGCGTGCCATGCGTTTCTGCAACGCGGGGTCGCCTGCGCGGGAGACTGCCAGCTGCGCCTCGCGCATCTGCTCGTCCGGTATTAACGACAGCGGGTCCTTGTTACGCTCGTCGATGTCCTTCAGCTGCGCAGTCGCCTCGGCGCTAAGCTTTGTGCGCTCGGCTTTCTTCGCAGCGTCTATGCGTTTAAGTGTGTCCTCGTAGTCACGCGGCAGCATCTTGTCCGCCCACCCGGTATTCTCGTCGGTGAGTTCTTTTGCTATCGCGTCATACTCTTCGGGCGTTGATGCGCCACGGAGCATGCCGTCAAAGCGCTTGGCCGTTGTGTCATATAGCCACTGCTGCTTCATGCCTTCGCGTGCCGTTGCTGGTACAGGCAAGCTGTCGATGACGACGTTACCGTCCTCGAGCGCTGTGTCGTACGTGGTGGGCATCGCGGTGACGCGGTTCTGCAACGACTGAAGTGAGCTGTTTGCGCGAAGGGTTGAGTTCTCTGCTTGCGTTTTAACCTGATACTCCGCAGACCTGCGCATCAGCTCGTCTTTACGCTGAAGCATCATGACGCGATAATCCCCGCGCACTTTATCATCATCTATGTTAGCAGATGTTTCGGCCACCCAATCGTCGTAGCGAGTAGCGAGCTGCTGCTGGTAGTCTGTCGCGTCCGCGTCCGTTGAGTTGCGGAACTCGAGTTCCGTCATAGTGAAATCGTTTTTAGCCAGCTCTTCTGCGAGGCGCTCTTTGCGCAATCTGTCTTCACGCTCTTGGTCGGCGCGGTTAAGAACGGCGCTGGCGTTCATGGCCGTGCGCCCGAGGTCTTGCATGGCGCGGCCTACTCCCGCGCCGAACGCTTCAGCGGAAAGCTCCGGCGCATTGCTGCGGGCGGAGCGTGCATCTATCCGGGACGTGTAAGGAATGTTAGGCATGATGTCCTCTATCGTGTGCGCAGATATGTTTCACCCATGGAAGTAGCGCCGCCAATCAGGCTCGAACCTGCTTGGAAGTAAGACGCCGTACGTGCTGCGCGGCCCTCCATGCGGTACCCTTCCGACTTAATTTTAAGGTCGCGCGAGCGTACGCGCCCTTCATCCATGATGCGGCGCTCATCAAGCGCCATCTCGTTTGTAGTATCCGCGAGAACCTCAAGCGGTGAACCAGACAGCTCCAAACCCGACGCACCCAAGTTTGCCCGCATCGTTGAAAGTCTGCGCACGTTATCACGTCGTGCATCTTCTTCAGCAATCTGAGCTGTTGCGACGGCACGGCGTCTGTCCTGCTCGGCCATGTCAGCGTTGAACTCTGCCGCACTTTGCGCAGCTGCGCCCTGCGCCAATGCGCCGACCGCGCCTACTACAGCGCCAAAAGCCTGAAGCCCCATTACTACAGCGGGAACCGTCATCCTTTTATCCTCGCGTAAAGCGTTTCATCTCCGCCATCATAGCCTGCAAATTTAAGCTTGTCTGCCTCTACTTTAAACCCGAGAAGCCGAGCGAACTGGTGGCCTTGCTCGTAGTCATACCGCACGCGCATCTCAACGCGGCGGTATGACGTAGTGTCTAACACATAACGTATCTTGCGAACTATTGCGATAAGGTCTCTATGCCCGACCCGTGCACTCAAAAGTGCCCACGCCATAGCGTAGTGCGGGTGTAATTGCACAAGACCCGCCGCGCCTATGCACCTGTTGTCGCGCCAAGCAGACATGCAGAAATTATCGTTGAACACCGTAGCCATGTCTGAGGACATGTACGCAAGCTTATCCTTCTCCATACCGTCCGGCGTTACGATAAGGCGTAGGTGTCCTTGATGGCATGGGCGATATTCTAGCGGCTGCACTTACCTGTCCTGCGTGTTTAGTTGGGGCATGAGAGCTACGACATTGAGTGGGAGAAGCTCGTTTCGGCTGCGGCGAAAAGCAATCGTCCCATCTTTGTTGTAACCCGGAGGCATAATCTCCGGTCCCACTATACCACTATACAGGGTCGTTGTCTCTATCTCTTGTCCGTTCTGTTGCGGGTAGACGATAGGGGTCCACACAAGTGCGTCCGTTTCCTCATCTCTATGGCCTATACTGCCGCCGCGCGAGTCCCACAAGAGAGCGGACAGGTTATTAGTGCGCTTCTCTTTACCCTGCGCAGTTCCGTCAGCCGCGCCGTTTTCAAGGCGCATAGTTTCTACGTACGCCTCAAACCCTATACCCACAAGCACATTACTGCCACCTGTGTTTAGCAGAATAGACGCCTCGGCCACAGTGAACGGTCCCTGCGGTATGCCGTCTACGAGGGCGAACACCTCTTTGCCCTCCAAGTGCCGCAGCCCGTATATCACAGACGTCTCAGGTCCTTCGTATCGGAGAGCGCTGTCTAAGTAATGCGCGTACTCCTGCTCCGCACCGAAGTCCCACGCGGGCATCATCTTCTCGATGTACCGTACGGTGTTTCCACCTATCGTGCGTCGGCATGCAATCCATATAACGTCTTGGAGTTGGTCGACTGTAGGTTGTACGCATATGCTTTCTATCACAGCTTCACTGAGAACGTCGTCGCCTGTGTACGTGTCGGGGAAGGACATAGGGGCCCACCCGATTACGTTCTCTTCTCTGTTGTATACTAGCGCCACGATGCGCCCATCCTGCCTGCGCACCCAAAGTACGCCATACGGCTCTTCGGCATACGCCAGTTCTTCAAACGGTGACACTGTCAGGTGTGAGGCAAGCAAGCTCATGCTTGGTGACTTATAGTCGTCATTCTCGAAAGAGAACGCCATCTCCCGCAACCCGCGACCGGAGCGGGGTACGAACAGAACTTGACTATCAATCTCTGCGGGTTGCACGTCTGCGCTCCCGCGAGAATTGATTTTCTCTACGCGCACGTTACCCTGGGTTATGGCTTTACCGCTACCCTCTGCCGGGGCTATGAGATACGGACGAGCCCCCGTGCCTACTATAAGACCTTTACGCGTGCCTACAATCCAACGTCCACGCGCTAGGCGAGGGGTGTTCAGCTTCAGTACGAGAGAACTTGTATCAAGCACAACGCCTTTATCCGTACTAGGTGACATGTTGTCGTAGCTACCTACAACGGAGCCGACCAGTATGTCTAACTGCGCCCGACCGCCGCCGAGATACCATATCCGGTCGTCGTAGAAATACGAGTACGTCGGATACCCGGTCGTGTCGGACCACAGGCCAAGACGCCACTGCGCCACTGGTTGCGTGTCAGAGAAAGGCTCACCTTGCAGCGTAGCTACAATCTGCGTGGTACTGTTCACGTCAGTGATGATGAGCCACCGCCACGTGTTATCTCGGCCACGGACACGCAGGTGACGCCCCACATCGGTGCTCAGGAAACCAGAGCCGCCGTTGATGCCCGTGGTGCTACTAGCGTTAAATGTGATAGACCTCGAGCTGGCCGACCTGAGTATGAGCGAGCCCACGCGGCAATTCTGCGTCCCGTTTCTTACGAGAGCCTTAACGACTAATCTGTAGTACGTGTAGGACGTCGTATTGGGTAGCTCGAAGAAACTAGACTTGTGACCGTCGTACAAGACGTAATCATTCTGCCTGTCAAGTGTCGTCCAATTTGCACCGTCGTTACTGCCTTCAAAGCTCCAGTCGCTAGGACCGTAATCTTTTGAGGCGTACGTCGCGTTCTGGTTATCGGTCGGTATGTATATGCTGTAGCCGTCGCACACAAAGCCGGAGGGCACTTGTATCTGCAACGTACCAGCTTGGTTCACTCCGCTATCCCACCACGTGTTATCCGTCGGGTCATCAAAAGCTCGGAAGAAATCATACGTGCTGCTCAGTGTGCCGCTACCGCTTGCGACGTACCCTGACGGCAGGTTATTAGACGTCATGTTAGGTAGAGCTTTACCCGTGCTTGTGGGTGTCAGTGTCGTTGACGTTTCATTTATGTCCAGATACGGACCGTCTTTAAACGCTATAGCCTCAAAGCGCCAGTCGTACGTGTCGTACCTTTGAAGCTTATACGGTTTAACCCCGTCAGTGGTGAGGCGCAGAACGTCTAGAACCTGCGTGTCTTTAAGCTCTTTAGCCTGCGCAGAAGTGTACGGGCTCGCCACGTGATACACACGTGACGCCTTAACGCTAGAAGGTATCGTCAAGTCTTCAGGGAACTGAGTGTCTACGGTATAAACCGTTCCTGCCTTGGCTACGATATTTCCCACTACGCCATTAAGGTTGTATTGAGGTGGAAAGTCTGAAAACGCTACTTGGTCGCCAACATTAGCGTTGAGCGTAGGCGCATCGAACACAAACGGGTCTTCGCTCGTTATAGTTATAGCGACAGCCGCGTACACAAGCAGCCCGTCGTCGGTAAACAGACGAAGCCTGTTCTCGGAAAATTCCAAAGTGGATGCGTCAACCCCGTCGTCAAAAACAAACGGTATAAGATAACTGGCAACGTCCGCGCGGTACGCCGTATTCATGAACATCGTGCCAGAGCGACCGACCGCGGGACCTGTCGGAGTTCCGATGTAGTTAAGCATCGCGCGGTTCATCGACGGATAGCGGTCGAAGTCCGTGCGCCCTTCTACGAGACGAGAGCCTACGCCACCGTTAAACGAGCGTATAAGAGGAGACGCTTTAGCCATTTACCACCTATCGGCCACCCATGAGAAAGTGGCGTCGTTGTCTTGAATGTCTTCCGCGCCCGTGACAAAAGCGTTCGCCTTGGCCGCTTCGACTACCGCGTCCTTGTATTCCTGAAGAGCCGTAGCCTTTTTGCTGTTCGATTGCGTCACAAACTCGCAGCTCTCGTACGCCACCTTGCACGCGAGTACCTCCTCGAACAAAACGTCGAAGTCCTCTTCGTCGCGGTTCATGAGCAAGTCTACGG